AAGGATTCTTGATTGTCCATAACATCAACCATGATTTTAGTGCCACGGTCGTAGTCAGCTGTAACGGTTACCCAGTCAAGCTTTACGCCGCTGTTTGCAGTGTATCCACTGTTGCGGTCGTAATCGCCAAGGCCGCCAACCTCAATCTGTGGATAGCAGAACTCTTTAGCATTAGAAGTTGGGCGAAGGCTCGCAGGTGCAGAATTCAATACCGTTGTTACGGATGCTTGCTTGTAAACCTCGTCCAGAATTGTTTGTATGCCTTTAGGCAATGTAATTGCGTTGGCCATGATTAGGCTCCTTACTTAGTCTCAAGACCCATCAGCTCGCGCATATGTTTGGTGCGCTCGTCTTCGGCTGACGGGTTACCTTTGGGGTTGCCCCCTGTACCTTTATCGTTTGCGGTCGAATTGAACAGATACGGCGCAGCTTCTTTTAATTTGTCTATATCACCGTCAAACTCCGACAATCGTGCACGAGCGGCCACGGTGTCGTGACAACCCGCTTTTTTAAGTGCGCTGTCAGTCTCGGCTTGCTCTTGGCTTGCTTTCCACGCCTCGAATTCAGCCTTGAGCCCCTTGTAGCCTTCTAGTTCCGCCTTAAGCTGGTCGTTTTCGGCCTTAGCTTTTCCCAAGTCGCGCTCGTACTTATTGCGGTTCACGGTGCTGCCTGCTGGTGCAGGAGTAGGCGCTTGTGCTGCTTCGGGTTCGGGTGTGGGCTCTGGCGCTGATTCAGGCGTTGGAGCCGTCTCGGGTTCGGGTGTCGGTGTCTCTTCTGTGTCTGCCATGTCTCGACCTTTCTTAGTCAGTGTTTTTTTGCCGCGCTTCACTGCGCGAGTTGGCTTGTGCAAGATTTCCGCTCTTGCTGGCGATGGTGCAGCTGTTGCCGCCGCTGCTCGCAATTGTGAGTATCTGGCATGTGTCGCTTCGCCCCAACACAAGAAAAGCCCCGCACTCGGCGGGGCTGTAAGTTCGGAATATTTAGAACGCTGGCTCTTTGCTCATTAGGCTTTCATAGCACTCTTCGCAGTAGGCCTTGTGGCCGTTTCGGTTAAACCCTGAAATACTTAGCAATGTTTTCTCGGTCGCTGCATAATCATTGGGCGAAGTGCGCGAAATGTTGTAGCTAATCTGCTTGCCGCAGTTATCACAAGTAAGTTCTATGAGGTGCTTTATTGGCATTTAATCTTCCCATTCGTTATTTGGAGAGTAGAACCGAACTATAGCGTTAATCTCTGAAGGTTTTATCCATCTGTATTTATTCTTGTAACCTAGAACGTAAATAGCTTGTCCTAAAGTCATAGGATGACCAAAATACGGGCGGTACACTTCGTATTTGCCCCAATTTTCAAGACGTTCGGCCTTTACGAATATATCCCCGAATGCTTGCTTGAATATGTCATCAACTTGCTTAGGAATCATCTGCTGCCTTAAGTATTTGATTAACTACGCTCGTATCAAAGTCCAAATTATCCACCCTTAAGATTTCGGGTGCATATTCTAATTTTACACCTTGGTAAACAGCTTTGTAGGTTATGCTTCGCAGTTTGTTTCTATACGATCTACCTTCTAGTAGTTCGCCAGATTGAGGGTCGTATATACACACTTCACCGCTGCTATTCCTTGCTAGACTTACAATATGGCCATCGCCATTGCTTTCGGTTGCATAACGAAGCGTGTACCGCTCGTTTGGTTTAACCACTTGCGCAACGTGTTTCATGAATTTCTGTGGTGATAGTGCATCTAAATTAACGATAGGTGTTGGATGTTGTCCTGTTGCAGAGTCTATCCAAGCAAGGCTTGGGTCGATTGCTACTTTATCCATAATTGATTCTGGGTCGAACCCTTTTGCTTCAACGTTGTATCCACGTAATCTAGCTTCATATGCCACGACGCAAGTTTGACAATTTGTAATATATGGCATTTTAAGCGTACTAAATTTAGGGTTTGACTTATTCCCATCGGCTTCCTCGAAAGACATCGGTCTGCCCTTTGCAACTCCTGCTAGTGTTTCGGTAGATGCTCTTTTTGGAGTCTTGAGTTCTGTTTTTAGTTTGCTTTGGAAGTCTTTTAGTAATCCTCGTGTTTTAGCCGCTGTCGTAATCTTCGGCATATCGCCCGCCCACTCGCGATTCGGGTGGCGCGTTAGTACGCTCGTGCCCTTTTTGCACTTGGCGTTCGATTCCTCAATGAAGGTGCGCATAGCGTTCTGGCGCTTGGCTAGTTTGTCCTTGGCTTTGGACAACTCTGTTAGCGCTTCTATTCCGCCTTGCTTGTCGTATATCTGCTGTGCTCCGCGCAACTCGCGCTTGGCCGCTCTAATCTGACGCTCGTAGTAGCGCTGCTTTTGCGTGAGGTTGTAAACCTCGTCATTACTAAGGCCGCTTGGGTGCTTTGGGTCAGGCGAATAAAAGCGCTTAGCGCCGTGCTTGTAAGGTCCAAACGAATGCCGACAGTTGGCACCCAAAAGACCATCAACCGCGCCATAGTTAGTCGAAGTGTAGAAGTCGTTATAGGTTACACCGTCAATCTTGACCGTGCCATGTAAGCTATAGCAGCGGCCTTGCCAGACAGCGTGTGTGGGTCTAGCGCCTTCGTGACTCGACACCTCTACAAGCGCCACATCCATATCGTTTAGGCGCTCTAGCGTCATTCTCGCGCCGTCTTGTGCAATCTGCGTGCGAATATGTCTGCGCACAGCTACATCAACCGCATTGGTCACAGTGCGTATACCAGTAGCGGCGTTTTGGTAATTCACTACCGAAATACCGTTGCGCTCTAGGTTGCGCACAGCTGCATGTAGTGCTTTCTCTGCGGTCTTGTTGCCAGTGTTTACCTGTGTCACAGCTTCGATAGAAGCGTTCAAAAACGCTTGTTTAGCGCCTTCGGCCATACGTAGGTTGTTGCGTGCTAGCACTTGCGAGATACCCGCCACAGTAGCTTCTACTTGCTGTGGCCACATCGGCGTACCTTCACCCAAGCGTGCTATGTCGTCCGCATCCGACATCTTTAGATATTCGGTTACTGTCTCTAGCGCTGCTTGGTCTATAGCGTCTTGGTTGTTGGCTATTATCTCGCGTAGCTTAGGCGCGTGTGTCTGTGCTAGCAGAGTTAAAGCTGTGGTGCTTTTCTGGTCAAGTATGTTGCCATCTAGTAGCTGGTCAACCAAATAGTCCAACATCTCTGATTCTATCTGGGTGTATACAGCCGCAACCTTATCGCCTGCGAGGTCTATGTCATCCGGACTAAGCATTAAAAGCCTGTGTCTATGACAGCTTCACTTGGCACAGCCGCGCGAGCTTCTTCTTCGCTGAAGCCGCAATAGCGCGTAAGGTAGCGCACCTTCAGCTCTGGCACGCCTAACATGCTTATCTCGGTCAGTGCCATGTTCTTGTCGGTTTGAGTATCGGTAATAACCGAATCGTCAAAATCTATACACACGCCAGCATCAGGGCTAACGCTTGTATTGCAGATTGAACTACATACGCCAGCAACGCCCGAAACAATGCGCTCAAGTGCTTTGCCTAGCGCGTTTTGGTGCTTCTTTAAGGTGCGTGCAAGCATGGACGAATCGCTCACAACCTCGGTTGCAGTCTTAAGACCGCCTGCATGGTCCCATTGCCAATAGTTGTCTCCAAGTCCACACGATATAGAGAGCATCTTTAAGCCAGCGTTAATCGCGCTCGTGTTCTCTTCTACGCGCAAATCAGGCTGGACCACATTAAGCGGCGTCTGTCCTTCGTCTGCTTGGGACACCTTAAACATGATGTCGTCAGCTTCGCCGAAGGCGCTGTACTTAGTGATAGTCTTGCCGTTGGGGTCTTTCTTCATGGTCTTTTTAATCATGGTGTCTGATACAAATATCTTCGGACGCGCCACGCGCATATGCACCAAGTGCGAAGTCAGCGCTTCGTCTGTAGCTTTAATCGCGCTATACGCTCGGTCGTAGACGCTTGCTCCCATAGCGCAATAATTGAAGTGTGTATTGCTAACAGCAGGCTTCACAATAGCAAATGTTGGGAAGGTAGAGCGCGTGTTAAAGTCTGGCAGCACGCTTTCAAGATACACTTTGGTGTGCTTCTTGGTATCGAACAGTTGCGTCAATATGTGATATGTGCCGTCTATGATAACGTGCGCTTGGCACTGGTCGTAATCTTGGCCTTCGTATTCCACGCGTGTAGCAAATGCGCATTGCGTACAGTTGGTGGCCGACCATGTGAGCGGTAGTATCTGTGTTGCGTCGTATTCCTCAATCCTAATATCCGCATCGGGGTGCACCATACCGTCATTATCCACACCAAACACGTTAATTGCCCAAGCGCCAGTGCCCAGAGCGAATGCGCGCGAAACAAAGTCTGCATGAGCCACACCGAAGTTGTTGAAGTGATCATCTATGACAGCTTGCATCGCTGCATCTTCGGATGTGATTTCTAGCTTTTCGTTCATGAGCAAATCTGCCCAAGCATCTGACACGAGCACCGCAGGGTATAGCGTCTCACGGTTCATCTTAAATAGCTGCTCGTTGCGCCGCTCCTGATACTGGTACCAGTCGTTGCGAGCCGTGTACCAGCCAAAGTACTCATTCACTTTGGATGTCATTCTTGTATCGGGGTTGTAGCCTATCTGCGTTAGCCATTCCTCCATGTAGGAATATTGCCCTCTTTGCTCTGCCATTTACATACCTGCCTTAATCCATACGCCAGCGGCGTAACCTACAGCGTCTATTGCGTCATCGTCTATCTTGGGTAGTGTCTCTGTAATGTCGCCCGCAGGCGTGATTACGTATTCGAGTGCTGGGAATTGTTTAGCGGCCAAAGGCGCCGTTACAGGGTCAATCACAATCTTGGAACAGCGATTAAACCAGCGCACGCGCTCACGTGGCGAACACACGCCCTGCTTGTAGCACTTGCGAGCGTTAAAGCCTTGCTCTTGGTAGTAGCGAATCATTCCAGCAGCTGCACTGTCACACCAAAGGTCTGCGCCTTCTTCGCCAAAGTCTGCCAAGCGTTCACGAAGGACCTCAACCGTCTTAGTGTCGTGTGCGTCACTTCCTGTGGCCGTGTCCTCGTCAAGCACATAGAGTGTGTGCGTATCTACGTCATAAGCTACGCGCTCATGTACCCAAGGATGAACACTGCCAG